AAGCGTAGAATCTACCCGCACATCCGAAAAGACGTTGATACTGTCTTCGCCAAATACATACAAAAAGTTGTTGGCAGAAAGAATGCGGGTAATTTCGGTACGCAACGTCGAATCACTTAACGTAATGAAGCCAGCCGTTAAGTTAATAAAATCATTGTAGGTATCGGTTGCCGTGTAATACACGGTACGATCCTGCGCAATCCAAGTGCGGCCTGAGAAAGTGGCAATATCAGATCCACTCTGATTCAGAATCGTGCAAGTCACATTGGCATTTGTGCCTGCGCCAGTAATAGTGACTGTTGGCGCGGTGGTATAACCTGTGCCAGCCTCAGTCACAATCACTTCCGATACCGCATTGGCAACCACCACCACCGTACCCGTTGCCTGTACGCCATTCGCTTGATTGGGTGCGCCAAAGGTAACAGCAGTATTGGATGTCAGATAGCCACTGCCACCATTATTGATGGTAATCGTATTGATGCTGCCAATGGAGAGTAAATTGGTGCCATCCCAAGTCTTGTAACCTTTAACCGGATCAATAATTAGCGCACGTTCATTGCGCCACTGCGTAATCATTACATCGGCATTAGAAAAGGTATTTGCCGGAGCAATGTTTCCTTGAGCGCCTGTCGTAATGTTGACATACTGTGCCGATCCATCGTCTTGGAACGCCAGTACATACTCGTTGTTGCTAATGTTGACAGAGCCTTGAAACGAAACATTTGCAGTAAATGCAACATTCGCAAGCTGCTGATTGCCGGGTGTAATCTTGAGATTGCCGTAGCCAATGGGCTGGATGTTTTCTAGCCAGCTAAACTCGCCATCACCAATTACCGTGCGGTTATTCTTGGTGTTAAGACCTTTGAAGTCTTTGACTACGGCGTAATTTTTTTTCTGCTCTGCCGCAGCCATATCAATACCCCGCTGTGTAAGGTGTCGGCAGCCTGCGAGTAAAGGTGGTGTTCAGAGCTTCCATAACGTGCTTGGTGTACTCTTGCTTGAAGATTTCAGCCTCGCCGTAGGATTGCTCTTGGTATTTTGCTATGTAAGCGGCGTAGAACGGCACCGCTTCAGTAAAAGGTGTTGGTAATACTTCAACGTCAGCACCGTTAGTCATTGGATCAACCAAGACAACGGTATCAATCTCCATCTCGTATGCCTGATCAGGCTTTGGGCCAATAAAAATCTTCTTAGGCCCATACATGGAAAAGCCCACTGGACGCCCAGTATAGTTTTGCCAATAGCGCAACTGAGCATTAAAGTCAGTCCAAGGCAGGTAGTACAGTGGAATGCGGGAGTTCCCCCAGTAAAGGATCACATTCAGCACATCAACGGTATTGACGCCTTCAGGCAAGTCAGCAAAGTCGATGGTTTCGACGTTGTAGGTTACCGTGTGATTCTGCAAAACGCGATTGCACCCTGAGTCTCGGACTAGGGTGTTACGCCCATCGTTTATGTAATCCGTTAGCTCTGCATCTGTCCAGAAGTTCGCATTAACGTCATGTAATAAACGCCGGGTTTGCGTAATGTAACCAGCAAGCGTATCTGCCATTTTTAACCATCAAGGTTTGCAACTTTCGCCGCACCCTTTGCCTTGGGCATTGGGGCGGCTACTCGTTCCACCACTGGGGCTGACAAGTGGACGGGCTTAACAGACTCTTTCGAAAAAGAAAACAAGGCCAGCTTTTCCATTGCTTCGTTAAACTGGTTACTCATTTTCATCCAACCAAGTCTTACAAGATACGGCTCTTTATTGTCATCGCCATAACCAAAGATATGCTTTGCTGCAACTTCAGGAATCTCAATCTCTTTTCCAGACTCGAAATGGTACACCGTACCATCCAAAGCATCGAAAAAAGGGTCAGAACCATTATTGCGAACAAAGATCGTGGTCATAGCGAGACAATATCTCCATACAGGGCAACATCGCAAGTAACTGCGGCGTTGACCGAACAATTAACATAAAGCACTCGGGCAGTTTGAACGTCAGTGTTTGCAGCAGAAGCCAATGTCAAGTCATCAAACTTAGTCGTGCCAGTTGCAGCACTTAGGGCTTGATCGGCTGCAATGGCAGTGCCTCCACCGCTTGCGGCAGTGAAGACACCCACATTGGCACCACTTGCATTACCACTGAAGTTAGACAGAACTATCCGACGCACAATGTATTTAGTTGCCGCTTGCGCAACCAAAGTCGTGACATCACCAGTAGCAGCTAGGCTTACGCCTGTTTGCTCTGCCAAACGGTAATTGCCAAACGAATCTGGATACGACCGGCCTACTGCATTTGCGTCCATAGCTCCCCCTTATGCGTAGGTTTCGCCAGCAGCTTGACCACCGTTGATGTCCAGCAGTGTCACTGTCGCATTGCCAGAAGAATTCTTAGCAAAGATATTGACACCATCGGAGATCACAACACCACCGGTATTGGATGCCATAACGGTAGCATTAGAACTGCCGTTATAGGCCAACACGGTGACGTTAGCGGACGGGAACATGACATAGATACCTGCCGGAATGACAGTACCGTTGCCAGTTGCCACTGCGTTAATAGTAACAGTCTGGAAGTAAGCGCCCGGAGTGTTGCTTTGAGCGCCAGCCAGAATAATTTTATTAGGTGCAAGAGACATGATTTCCTCCTTACAGGCTCAAAGAGTTGTAGCCCGTAATCTTCGTCATGGCTTTCGGCTTGGTGTTTACCAATTCTGCAATCATCAGAACTGCACCAACGTAGCCAATCTGGAAGTTCGGAAGTGTGGACTCGAAGCCAGTGAAGGCGAACGATGCCTGCTCATGGATATAGAGCGAGAGATAGTTCGTGTTCAGCAGATACAGAGTACCTTCCGGGCAATACGGGTCTGGATAGATTGGCACACCAGCAACCATCAGGGCGCGGAAAGCAGCCTGTGGGCCATTGGCATCACCATCAAAGCCGGAGCCGGGAGTGATCATGTAGTTTTCTTGACCTACATAATCCTGTGCCAGCAACGTCCAAGTACCGAAACCGCAAACGCCAAAGGTCGGAACCTCTGCGCCATTCTTCACGGTGCCGGAAATGTATTGCAGTACGTTTTGACGGGTCGGGTTGACCGAGCCAGCAGCGTATTGCTTCGACTTCCACCATGTGTCCGTAGTACGGTTGATGTTACCGTAGGTTGCGGTGCCAGTACCATCATCTACTGCCGCAGGCAGACCGATGAATTGCTGGTTGTTCGTGGTGTTGTTATACAGCGCGGTTGCCATCGAATCCATCATCACGTTGGTCGCGTCGTTCATACGCGCTTCGATCAGAGGAATGATTGCGTAGTCTTGCTGTACGGCACCTTCCATACCGAGGAACGGCACAGGAGAAACCAGCAGCTTCAGGTTAAATTCAGCTTGGTAAGCACCTTGCTGAACGGAAGGCTGCGCGAACGAACCGGAATAGTCCGACCACTGAGCATTCACGAATTGAGAACCCTGAACTGGAACCGATACAGACGACACACCGCCGGAGGCAGTCTGCGAGTTTGCAATCAGTGCCGCCATCAGGGGCGTCGAGTTGTAGATTTGCACGACCAACTTCGGGATAAATGCCCGACGAGTGACGTAGGTCAACTCGTTGTACTGATTAGTACCCGAAGCCGGAAGAATGCCGCCACCAATAGGCATAATTTACCTCCGAAGTTTAAAAAATAGCCCCTTACAAACCGATTGGCTTTGGATTTTTGCGTAATTCAGCCAAAGCCGCCGCTGCATTTTCACGGGCAGCAGCTACCGGATTCTTCATATAGCCCTTCACATCCAAGCGAGACATGACGGGCGCTGGATAACCGGGTGTCGGCACTGCCGATTGCTTCATGTGACGCCAGTAATCAGCGGCGGTTTCATGATTAGCAATGCCTTTGTCGGTCATCAGTTTCTCAATTTCAAGAATGTCATCATCAGACTGAGCGTAACCACTCTCTTTTAGCTTGCTACGGCGGCGATTTAGTTCATCACGCACCTCACGCGCACGCAACTGCTTCTCAAGGTCTGCCACACGCTGTTCGGACGCCGAAACACGCTGGTTGACAACCTCTTCCATCTCCAATTCAGGCACAGGCAGGTCAGGATTGACCTCTTTTGCCAGTCTTAGAAAGGATTTGCGTGTTTTTGGGTCTTCCGACAAGCGTTTTGAAAGTGCAGCAAGCTCTTCAATTGCTTCGGGAGAATAGTTTTCCAGACTCATGATTAGCCCCTTGAGTTAATTAGTAAATTTTCTTGGTGTCGCCCGGCTTGCTCATAGTCATGGAGTTGCGCTTGCCGGTTTTTGAAGCATTCGACAGGCCACCCATTTCTGCGAAACGAGGCGTGTTGTAAATTTGACCATTCATCTGCGAGTTGTCAGTCGGGCGGCGAACGGTCATTGCACCCTTTGGCTTAAAAAGTTCCATGATTGCTCCTTAAATTGGAAGTGGTGGTGCGGTAGTTCCCGCGATAGGCGCTGACATTGCTTCTCTCTGCCCCGGCGTAGCGCCACCCGCTTGTGGTAGAGACTGAATCATTTGGATGATTTCAGAAGGCATCAAGCGACGCGAATCAGACTCGCGCTCACCAAAGCGGCGAGTAATTTCAGCGATCACTTTTTCAATGGTTTTGGATTCTTCCGAACCCATATCGAAGGCGGCTAGTGCTTGTTGCATCATGTCTAGCGCCATCATGACATTCAAACGCGCAGCTTCTTCTTCACCGCGCTTTGGTTCGGGCGTACTCAAAGGACTTGCCATCGGCGCAGTCGTTTCTTCCTGCTCAAACGCAGGCGGGGTGGCGGGTTCGCCTCCCATTCCTTGATCAGCCTTCATCAAGTCCATCATGTCCTGTGGTTTCACAGCCATTTGGTACTCCTATGTTGCGCGAACGATAGATATAAATTAACTATCGCGTCAACTAAAAAAAGGGGCAAAATGTTGCCCGTTGCTATTTTACTATCGTCCGGTACTTCTGGTGCCAGTATTTCTACTAGCGCCTTTGAAGGCGTTACGGTTAAAGCTCATCGACGGTGGTTGCCGCGTTGATTGAATATCACGTTGGCTCATGCGGGGTTGATCCCCACTTTTCAGCATCGACTGGGAGTTCATTGCGCCTGATCGTTGATTCATTACACAGCCCTCAGTTGCGGTTGTTCGGGTTGCTCCGGTGTTGCACCCGCCGGAGCGCCGCCTTGCGGTGCGGCAGGGGGCTGCATCATTTGCTGCATAGCTGCGGCAGCTTCCATTGCCTTGACCTCTTCCACCAGTCGATCTTTCATTGGCGGCTCGACCATCTCCAGCAAGCTGGCCTTACCAATAGCGCCAGCATTAAACAGGCTAAAGGCCAAGTCTCTGGCATCTTCCATGAAGATTGGGCTATTAGAATGCGCGTCCACTTTGACAACAAAGTCATCCGTAAACTGGGCAGCAATAAATTCGTTGCCATCTTCGTCACGGTAGCGCGTATCGTCATAGACCATCATCATCTTCAGATACAGCGTTGCAATTTTCTCAAGACTGTCTTCAATGGTCAATGCGCGTTTTTTAGCACGGGATGATCCCAGTCGAGCAAGTTGGCTGGCATGGCCTTGGCTACGAACGCCAGTTTCGCCACGACCTGACAGTACGCTGGTAATACCAGAGGCTTCAGCAAACATGGCGTCAATCTCACCGAGTTCGCGGAACAAGTCGTTCGGGATGTTTGGCGTGAACTCTTCTACTTTGGCGTTAGGCATATCAGACGCCACCATGCCGTTGGCACGATTAAGCGCAAACATCTTTTCATCCAAGATTCCTTGGAAACCGATAAACGCCTTGGGTGGGTTGACCTGCTTGTCCAGCAATTCGAGTATCTGTCCGGTTCGTTTATTACGCATCTCTTGCAAGAACACAAGACGCTGCGTTTCAGACTGACCATAGTAGTAATCGTATTGAGGCGATGGGCAGATTTGTACAAACGGCTGCTCACCTTGTAAGAATAGGCTCTTGGATGCACGATCATAGATGACGATGTCTGGATCAGCAATGGTGACGCAGACGTAATCGTCAACCTTATCGTCGTATATCCAAAGCTCCCGCATTTTGACGGTAGGCTCTGCAATCTGTGGCGTGTACGTCATGTTGCCAGCCAGATTCATCTGCACGTTACCGTAGATTGTCGGATCAATTGCAGAAGTTACTAGGCGCTCAACGCCTTCGGGGTACTTCTTGGTTTGCTGTTCAGCCAGCGCAATGCGACTTAGAATCTCATCACGCTTTTCATGCGAGTACAGGCGTGAGTAGAGTTCCGATTTGGTCATGTAGAACTCTTGCACCATTGCCTCTTGGCGATCTGTGTACGGTGTGTCTTCGCGTAGCACGCCAAACACGCCGGGTTCCACCATGTACGGGTGGATACCATTGCGCCAGATTAGTTTGACAAAGGTGGAGTTGTAGCAAAACGCCCAGTTCAATGCCTGACCAAACACTTGGTCTGCGTTACTAGCAGTCCAGTAATCGTGCAATGCTTTGGTCAGTGCGGATATTTTCTTTTTGAACACTTCAGGCACAGACGCGCCAATCTTGATGGAGAAGCGCGTCGTGTCTGCCGAGTACATAAAGGCAGACAGTTGATCAATGTGCGGATAAATTTTATTGAAGTGCGCAGGCGGTGAGTTTTGATCAGCGCCGAACAGGTAGTAGGAGCGTAGGGTGGAGTATTGTGCTTGGCGCTCACCTTGAGACACCAGACACTTGTTCATGATGTCAATGTAGAACGCTTGGCGATCAACTGGGCTTTCAGGAATTCTCATTTGATCTGTAAATTCTCATGGTCGGCAATGTAAGACCCAACTTTCGGGCCACTCAAATTCGTACCCGCTTGCTTGACCGCCTGCATTCCTGACACTGACTCACCCGCAATCGAGTTAAGGTTGTAGCCACCCACTTCCGCAGGCGATCCCCAACGGGGTGCGAACGGATTATTAGGCGTGGCATGGCGCGGCGGCTGCGCCTCACCTTCTCTGGTCGATTTAATATCGCTCATCTTGAAGTCTAGCGCAAGTTGTTTTAGCGTTTTGTCATTATGTTTCGTTGCATCACTGGCAAGACCGACGGCTTGCAAGAACACTAACTGCACATCCGTGCAGCCGGAAGGGCATACTGCCTGCCGACTTTCAAAGTAGCCATGCACCGGACACTTGTAATCATGTAATACACTCATGTTAGCCCCTCACTTCTTTAGCAAATGTGGTTTTGTATAATCGTACTTGTTAATGGGTTTAACGGACAAGCCAATTTTGCCGTTATTCATCTCCAGCGTGTAGCCACGCTTGAGCGTTTTGCCAAAATCCTTTGGCGGGTGGTAGTCCAGCTTCATCCGGCCTGCAATATCCATCCTCATTCCTGCCTCGCCGTTCTCTAAAGCCGTCAAAGCCTTGGAAATACGGCGCTGTGTGGTCTCAGAAACAGGCATTTTTAGCTCAAAAAAGGCCTTTTTCATGTTCCGATAGTCCACTCCTGCCATCTTCGCAAACTCAGCCATTGAGTAGCCTCTTTTGCGATTTAGACGCATATTGTGCAGTCTTAGCTTGATTTCAGTAATGGAAAGTACCTTAATCATCAAAAACCCAGTGCTTTTAGGTAGTTTGACACCTGTTTTTGTACCTGAACCTGCCCACCTTGCTCATTTTCGTCGCTTTTTGACTCTTTTTTGTCCTTGGTTACCCGGTTTGCAATCAATCTAGGCTGTAATTGCTCTGCAAAAGCGGCAGTAGCTAATGCTGACGCGATCACACGGTCATCTTTTGACCTACCAGTGGCGGCAATCGTGCCTCCATCGCGCACAATCCCCTTCATTTCGTCAATGCACTCTTCCGAATACACCTTTAGCATCCCGCGCTCGAAGTAATCCTTCAGGTAATTCAGCATTCGCTCCTTACTGGAATGCGTTGTCACCCAACCAATACTGTTGCTAATACCAAAACTGTCGTTTCTCCGCCACAGGTAGTGCTGCATATTGCCTAAAACGTCGTTCAGGTGTCGGGCTTCCGACGGTGGCAACGACATGGCCTGCCTTCTTAGGTTCCTCATCTCGTTAATCACGGCCTGTCCGGGGCCGTTGACTTCCAAGTTCAGCAAGGAATTTCCGTAAGCGCCAGCCAGATAGCAGATCACCCAAGCGAATTGGAAGGTATTTAACTCCGAGGTGGCAAACTCTGCAACCTGTTCCATGCCATCAGCGTAGCAACGGAAAACCTGAATGCAGAAACGATCTGCCCAGTCCGACGATCCGTAGGCAGGATCAGCACCCACGACGTAGTAGGCGTTCGGTACGGGTTCTTCCCAAATCTTTAGGGTCGCCAATCGTTCGCTACTTTGGATTAGCGTGGTGTCTTGGAAGTTGGCACCCATGCTAAAGCGATAGGGAATAAAGGGTGAACGCTTGGCTTCCTTCATAGCGTCGGTACAACGGGCGGTAGAGAAGAAGGAGGTTCCCGTCATCACAAAGGCGTAGTCCTCTGTGGGTGGGAATTCCTGATACATCAGGCCATCGTCCTTCAAACCTTCGTGCAGCTTCCAGCGCCACCAAGCAATCTGCCGAGAGTTGATCTCGTAGTTGTACATTTTCTTGATGTCTTTCGTCCATTCCTTCTCTTCGGGCGAAAGTTTGCCATCCCAGTACACCTTGTAGATGTCTGACTTGGGATCAGCCATGTACAACTGGTTACGCCACCAGCCACAGAAAATTGCTTTCTGTGTTCGCGCACGTTTGGCAGTTGTCCACATATCGTGGAACATATTGAAGCCTCGCGCCGTACTCTCGAACATATAGTAGCGAAGCGGGTTGGTTTCAGCCAAGGATGCCAAGAGCGACGCCAAGCCTTCCTCGTCGCCCCATGAAGACGTTTCCGTGCCATGCAAGAAGGTAATGCCCTTGCCTCGACCCAATCCACCTTTGGCTCTTGTGCCTGCCACCTGATAAAACATCCGACTGCGGTTTTGCAGTACCAACTGATTGCGGTTGTGGCTCATCAGGGGAATCTTGTACTGCTTGGGCAGGCCATCCATGTACATGGACAGCGTGCTTCTAAACTGTTCGCGGTTCTCTTCGGTATCCGTCGTTAGCGTTCCCTGCATACCGGGATGAATGAAGTGCCAGTAAAGATCGAGCGCCAAGGAGATCGTGGTGATACCAAGCTGACGGCCTTTCAATACCACAAAGAAATGGATGTCATCTTGCAGACCACGCGCTACCTCATCCATAACATAGGTTTGGGTGCCGAGCAAACGCTCACCCAAGGTAATCATGCCCTGTTCTTTGGACTCAATCCTTAACTGGCGGCAGAAGCGGTAAAAGCTCTTGCGATCAAACTGCATGGATGGTGTATCCGTAGTGATTCTCAAACATGGCAAAGGCTTGTTCCTCACCCATGATTTGCTTACGCTGCTCTTCAGTCAACTTGTAGAGCATCTCACCGTTGGATAGCAACTGTCTAAAGCGGCTGTGATGACCAAATATCTTGGTCGAGTTCATGCCATTGTGAATAGGGCCAAAGTGTTCAAACGAGAAATACTTAGCCACTTCTAGTGGCGCATACTTGATGCCCACATTTTCCATTGCAGGACGCAAGAAGCAACCTAGCTGCACATCCTCATTGTTCAACATGGCTTCAGGAAAGTTACGGCGCATGATCCCGTGCTTGGAAGGGGCTTCTAAAAACTTCTTACTACGCAAGGAGAAGCCACCGTTCTGCACAATCAGCGCATCCTTGTAGTCCTTACCATCCATGCACCATTGGTAGAGCGTTGAGAACTCCCCATTGGGCATTAAGGCTGCATGACTGGGGCCACCCACATAGTCATAGTTGAACCAGTCATCATTCCAATTCTTTGCATCCAACGCCCAACCATCGTGCTGCACAATCAAGGCGTACTCAGTGTCGATGTAGTTATGCAAGGCATACATCACAAACTCGGTATAAGCCTGATAGTCCAAAGGTGCAGCAATGATCTTCTGATGTATCTTGGTAATGTCTAACTCAATATTGGTAATCAACAGCGACTTGCAGCCGGGCAGTGCCTCGGCAGTCTTTCTTAATGCTGGCAGCGCAACCTTTCCCCGACCATCGCCATAAATGGCAACTACTGTGATGTCTTCAAAACTTTTTTGTTTTACGTCGCTCATTGTCAAAGCCCTCTAAGTTCCAATTAGCAATCCTGTACCGCGCCTCGTAGTCTTTAGCCACAGCCAATAACTCTTTCACGATCTCAGGGCGGTACACCTCTTTCCACCTTGCAACCAACGCCCTCTTCTGTTTGGCATCCTGTGCGGCAATGGCATTCCTCATCTCCGAGCGCAACATCTGGCGCGAAAGCAACAGCTCTTCCTGATAGCGGTCAGGATTGTCCATCTGCCTTTTGCGCCAAATCCTTGATCTCATGAATCTCCAGTCCAAACACATCGTGGATTCCCAACATCAAGCTTGCACTGACCGGCAAATGCCCATGCCGCACCCGGCTGACATAACCCGACTGCACACCTAACTCCCGCGCCAACTCCCGGTCATTCCTTAACCCAAACCTATCCTTCAAATAATCCAACAAGGCGTGTGCCTTCTTTGCATTCAACATAGTCCCTCCCTATTCAATTCGCCATACCCGAATACCGTCACCCTCCCGACGGCACACAAACTTCCTCTCCAACCGCTTACCCCTGATCCGGTTGTAATTGCACAAGACATTCATATTCCCACCCGGCACAAAGAAACTCTCCCCCACCTGCAAAGCCTCATGCGGGTAGTTATGCCGAACCTTAACTTCAGGCATCGGTACATCGCTATCTATTTCATACATTCGCACCTCCGTTAATACAGTAAACCAACTGTAGCATAAATAGCAGGGAGGAAAACGTAAATTTCCTTGGGGCGGGGAGGGGAATAGGGCGCGCAACCACGGAGGGTCAAGACCCATCGCATTGCCACAAACATAACAGTCCAATCCCTATCGCCTGCCCGTTCCCAATAGGTCAGACCTATGCCCTTGTCATAACGTCAATTGCATAAATGGCACCGTTGCCCCTATGTCAATTGACCAATAGACAATATTGCATGGAAAACAATGCCTATTGCCCCATGTTAATAAATATACAAGAGCGCGAAGATTGACAATATACCAATTATCACCCGAGCAACTATTCCTAATAGATTACCTATATCCCTATATACAAGCCAATAGAAAAATATATACCTATATATATATAGATGCCCCTTGAGTTAATGCATACACTCATATATATTTACACCCATGCACTCAGTGCATATTCCTAAACTTATCAGGGGCTAAACATGAATGAATATATTGTCATTGTTGAAGAAAATAACGAGGAAATGAGTCGTTGGAGTTTCCATTGTGAAGCGGAAGATGCGAATCATGCTCAAGAGCAAGCCTTAGACCATGATGACGTTATTAGCTGCGTTGCGGTTTACGAACGAATCAAATAAGGGGCTAAACATGAAAATCGATATTGCACAACAAATTACCGACAGAATCATTTCCGAGCTAGAAAAAGGGGCTACGCCGTGGGTAAAGCCTTGGCGTTACCTAAAGCAGCAACCAGGGCAAGGGATGCCATTCAATCCTGCCAGCGGTACGGTTTACAGGGGCATCAATCACTTTTGGCTATCAATGCAACCCTTTGCTATTCCTTACTACGTTACTTTCAAGCAAGCGCAAATGCTTGGCGGTAGCGTGTTAGCCGATCAAAAGGGTACTCCGGTTGTATATTGGAATGTTCACCGGCGGGAAACCATAGGCGACAAGGGTGAATCTGTCACCAGTGCGTATGCTTTTATCAAACATTATTACGTTTTCAATATTGAACAATGTTCTGGCATTGAATTACCGCCAATGCCTGAGATACCGGCAGTTGAATGGGATGCTTGCAACGAAGCTGATCAAATAGTTACTCGCTTGCAACTAACAGGCGGGCTAACACACGCTGGTGACAGCGCTTATTACAGGCCTAGCACTGACGCCATTGTGATGCCACCACAGGCAGCTTTTGATTCTCGTGAAAATTACTATGCCACTTTGCTACACGAATCAGTACACGCAAGCGGACACGAAAAGCGATTAAAGCGCATCACTCCAGCTAGGTTTGGCAGTGAAAATTATGCTTTTGAGGAATTAGTTGCAGAATTAGGCGCTGCAATGCTTTGCGCAAAATGTGGCATTGATGGGGATTTACGCCACGCTGGCTACATTGAAAGCTGGCTACAGGCTTTGCGCAATGATAAAAAATTCATTCTCTCAGCGGCAGCAAAAGCACAAAATGCTTTGGATTATCTGACGGGTGAGCAAGTGAACGAGACTGAGCAAGTCACCGAAGCAATTGCAGCATAGAGCATGACTAAAAGCCCCTATACGGGGCTTTTGGGCGTGCTTTACGCCGTTTCCTAACCTACCAAGGGGCAATTATGACGAATGACTACTATGATTTCGCAATAGCGGGGCATTTCCTACCGGCTTTGATCAATGATGACTACTCCGGCTTAGATGATCACGAAGTTATCCAGCTAGACCAGTGGATTGATCAATGGCAACACTTGCCAGAAGCTACATTCTACGTTCTACCCACTGGCACCGACTTCAAAACTTGCGACGTGTGCAATGTTTACGCTGAAGTTTATGACGTACGATTGTATTTCCACAATGACAAGTTACCGGCTGGCTGGACGCTGGACGCATACGCTGATTAAGGGGCAAATCATGATCAAAATAGACCATGCGCGAATTCTCAATGCTTATCTGGCAAGGCTGCAGTTATCAGATATTGACAATATCCAAGCGGCTAATAAGGCTTGGATTCAAGCCGCTATGAATCAGGGGAACTCTGCTCAATTGCAATGCCAAGCGGCTTTTTACGCTGCAGTTGCCAATGCAGTAAACAATTTAATCCGCAGTGACATTGGCACCATTGAACAAGTTATCAGCGAGGAAACTGACTATGCAAATCATTCTTGAGATTCTCGGCGGTTTACTAGGCCTTGCTGTTATGTGGGCTTTTCTTTTCGTTTTACTGTCATTCTAAGGGGATCACAATGAATGTTTACAAAACCAAAACACAAGCAATTGATGCGCTGAATAGTCAACCGTTTACCCTTGCTTGCAAAGCAAGACATGAGATCGTGCCGGTCTACAAGCGAAACCTACTTGGCGAAAAAGAATCAGCGAAACCTATTGGCTATGGGTATCGCTTGAAATAAGCGTTTTAAGACGTTTTCCCCTTAGCCGGTACTCAGTACCGGCTTTTTTATTTCCTAGCCTTGTAGCGCGTTTTAATGCGTTTTAGGGGCATTCCTACACTTGCCAGTCAATCCGCTTTTCAAAAACCCCTATGCAAAACTCAACCCTAGCTTGTTTGGCAACAAATGCAGGTTCATTCCTTTGACATTTGAATCTGCCAAAAAAATCGGAAATCATCTTTCCAAATTGACACGCGCCTACCTATATGTATAGGAACCGTATAGATTTAGAAACCGTATAGGAAAGTAAACGTATAGTCTTAGTAAACGACTATACCTATAAGTTTTGAGAGATAGATGTTAGAACGATAGACCCTCATATACCCATATGACGGTTTACCCTATAGCTATAGTTACCGTATAGCTATAGTAACCGTATATATATAGGAAACGTATAGCTATACGTTTACTTAGACTATAGTAAACGTATAGATATATTTATATAGGTGTTCCACTTGCCAAAAAGAAACAGACTACTTATCCACAGACTTATCCACAGGGCAGAATGCCTTTCACTCTATCTCTCAAAATAGTTGTTGACTTTGTGTATTCTGTGAACTATTGTGCGCGTGTGCTGATGCACATTATCCGTTTCCTAATCAGGGAGGTTCCAATGATTTACACCTATCAGGATCAATTCGATCCTCGTCAAGACACAGACCTTATAGACCGTATTCGCAAGCAGGAAGCTGCTGCTCAAGCTGCTTTAGACCGTGCTAAAGCGTCTGTTCATCACCTGTCCGCTTCTGTTCTTCGCCTTCGTGAACGCCGTTTCCAATTGGTAGAACTCGACGCCTAATCCGTTATCCATCCATCTGGGGCTTATCCATGACTTACATTAAAGACATCAAACTCTGTGTTGATTGCTTCTTCTTTGGCAATGAACACGGTCAGAAAGACCGCTGCATCAATCCTGTTACCACTGAACGAAGCCTTGTTACTGGCAAGGAAGAGTTCCCGTATTGCTATGCTCAACGGCAGTCCAAGCGTGACATTGACTGTGGGCCTAATGCGCAATGGTTTGTCTTAGTTGAAGATACTCAGATTGCCAGAGAGAAAGCTAGGCAAGAGTTCGAGGAGGCCATGCGTGATAGCCCCTTCTGAGCGTGACATGATCGCCAAGGTGCTAAAACAAGGCGTAGAGGCTATTCATCGGTGGTGGGCTAGGTCGGTGTTTACCATCGTCCTACTCATCATTAGCTACTACATTGGCGCTGTTCAAACTGAGAGCCGCATAGCCGCTGATTGCAGGTTTGCTGCGGCCTTCAGGGTGGACATTCAGGCCTTCACTTGCCAGAGGAAACTATGACGAGAGATGACATCATGAGGATGGCGCGGGAAACAGACTGTCTTGACGATCAGCATTACGGGTCAGTATGGGCAGATAAGCTCGAACGCTTTGCCAACCTAATTGCAGCCTCAGAGCGAGAGGAATGTGCCAAAGTGTGTGATGCGCGTGATGCTGCTTACTGTGCCTTTGCTATCCGCGAAAGAGGTGCGCCTTGAACACCTTTCAAGTAATAACTTTTATCGGTGCTGCATTAGTGGGTGCCGGTGGACTGGCAGCAATTATTGTCCTGTTGCTATCAGTCTTATTGTGGGATCAGGACGAAAACTAACTGGGGCTAAACATGAGTGACTTTTCACCCGAAGTGCGCAATAACGCATTGTGGTCTAACGATGCACGCCGTTTCGTTGAAGGTAGAAGCGGTGAGGTTTACGCTGAGAAGATTGGCGTTAAACCGTTAGATGACTTATCCAACGTAGAAGCTGTGCAAATGGGTTTGGTAATGCAGGAACCCATCATGCGCGAGTTTGCACGCAGACAACGCATCAATTTCAAAGATGCTGACTACGCTCTCTATCATCCGCAACATACCTTTCTTGCCTCACACTTTGATTACATTTCAGAGGATGGGCAGACACTCTATGAGGTCAAGAATCTAGGTATCCACCAGCGGAAGAAGTATGGCGACGATGGTACAACTGATGTTGACACAGGCTACCGTGTTCAATGCTTGCATGAATCCTTAGTCCACCGCATCCCTAACGTAGTCTTAGTGGTGTGCTTTGGCGGTCAGGAAATCTGCCACTATCCACAGCATTTCTCAGAGGAGCAGTGGGATTTACACGCCAGAGAGATGGCACAGTTTTGGGGGCGCATCAAGGCTAGGAACTTTGACCCTGAAACGATGGGTGATGCTGCCAAGATTGTGTACAAGGAAGACAATGGCAACAGCCTGTTAGCCAATCAGGAATTGGAAAACATTTGCGAGATGCTGAAGATCGTCAAAGAACAGCGCAAAGTATTAGAAGCGCAGGAAGATGGCCTAGCTGCCAAAGTGCAAGGCTACATGATGGAAGCCAGCCAACTGGCAACCTATGACGGGCGAATCCTAGCTACTTGGAAGGCCAGCAAATCGACTAAGTCTTTTTCTAAAGACTTGTTCCGCAATGCCATGCCAGAGATGTATGACAAATTTGTCGTTGAACAACCCGGTTCCCGCCGTTTCCTTTTGAAGTGAGGCGGCTATGCGGAAGAAAAAATATGATGACTTAGATTCATCATGGCACTACGGTCATTCAAGAAATATATGGCCTACGATCCATAACCATTTTATGAAGTACAAGAACTATGATCGTATGCACATAGAAGGCTGCAAAGTATGGTGCAGATACCTATGGTGGGATGAAGGCGATATTCATCCAAATTCGTTCTACGGATTGTTGATCAAGGCTTGTTTTACTGCTGGTTATGCAAGAGCCAAATTAGATATGGAGGAAGGAAATCATGAGTGAAGATAATTTCAAAGCATTTCCATACACAGGCGCAGGAAGTGATGGCATGGACTTGCGCGATTACTTTGCAGCTAAAGCAATGCAGGGATTGTTAGCTTCTGACATACACGCACCCGTTTCTGAGTTTGTCAGAAGGGCATATGAGATGGCAGATGCCATGATGGAAGAGAGGATTAACCATGAGTAACGTAGTCAACATGGCAGGGGAGTCGGCAATTGCCGTACTTGACCCTGCTATCCAATCATCCATTGTGTTGCGTGGTGACTTGTCTGGACTGAACGAGGATCAGAAGAAAGAGTATTACTTGTACCGCTGCCGCCAAGTTGGTCTTGATCCAGCCGCTAAACCCTTTGACCTACTCACACTCAATGGTAAACAAATCCTCTACGCGAACGCAGGAGCTACTCAACAACTTTGTGCGCTCCACAAACTTTCCACTCAGATTACGCATCGGGAACGTGTGGATGGAATTTACATTGTCTCCGTCCGATGCACGGGCGCTGACGGTAGAGTTTCAGAAAATCAAGGCGCAGTGGATGTTTCAACCCTTGTCGGCGAGAGATTGGCTAATGCCATCCTTAAGGCGACTACGAAAGCAATACGCAGGTCGGTTCTTGCACATTGTGGACTCGGAATGCTTGATGAGACTGAAGTTGAAACCATCCCGGAAGCGCGTAAAGAGCCTCTGATCGTACCCCAAGCAGTTGCACCCATCGAAGTACCTGCACCACCACCAAAGCAAACCACAGGCGTTGCTTTTATGGTGCCGGGAAAGAGCGAAGCCTATGCCTACCATGCCAACGATGATGAGTTTGTCAACGGCTACTTGGATATGGTCACAAGCATCATGGCAAGCGGGAAGCTAAACGCTGCCGAGAAGCTGGCAAAGATCACAGCACTGGAAGGCGCTAATGACTTTGTGCTTGGCATGATTGAAGCTGAGAAGCCAGTGCTATTTGAGGTATGGACTAAGGGCGTGAAAAGGGCGAAGGAGGATTGCGATCAGCAAATAAAAAAGGGTTGAAGCCAGCCAGCGGCAAGGGGCAATCAGCCATGATCCTAGATCATTTGCAGCAAGGCGATGGCATTACAGCCCTTGATAGCCTAAGACTGTACGGCGTGCTACGGCTGGCGGCACGCATTGAAGAACTTAGGAAAGATGGACACACCATCGTGACGCAAACGGTGCGTGTTGGCAGGAAAGAGATAGCACGTTATTCATTAGTTAAGGAGAAGCAACATGGATCGACCAGACATTGAACGCAAGATGGGTACAGGGGTACTACTGAGCAACCGTAACAAGAAGTCGCCTAGTAGCCCTGACTGGCGTGGTGAACTCAAGGTATCTGAACACTACGCTCCGGGTGACACAATCAAGCTGGCAGCATGGACTAAGGACACGAAAGGGGGTGCGCTAATTTCGATCAAAGAAGATACTTGGGTGCCGCCTGAAAGTACCGGCCCCGGCAATGTAAACCCTTTCCCTAGTAAGCGGAAAGATGATGGCGATATTCCTTTCTAATGGAGGTTACATGAGATACCTATTTGCGTTATGGTTAGCGATTACCGCACCACTGGTTTATGCAACCTGCACTTACAATACCTACTGCGATCAAGGTAGGTGTGTTACTTGTACAACCTGCTGCTACGGCAATAGCTGCAACACAAATTGCTACTAACTTTTTGGGGGAAAGCGGATGCTGTGCTGCTGGGACTACCCGGTGGAGCGCACACAGACGCAGCGAGTACCCCACCCCCACCATGAGCAAACTTAACAGGCAGCGTGGCGCAAGCTATGAACGTGAAGTCGCCAATGCAATATTTGATCAGCTAGGCATACGCATTCGTCGGAACCTGAAGCAGTATCAGGTGTCCGATGAAGGTGACTTAATCCTTGGCAAATATCTCATTGAATGCAAACGCAGACGCAAGATTGCAGTGTATGATTTTATGGAGCAAGCAGAGAAGGCTTGCGAGATAGGTCAAATACCCCTTGTGATCATGCGCGAGGATGGCAATAAGTCTTTAGCCATGCTCCGACTTTCCGACTTGCTGACTCTGTTAGGTAACGAATTAACCCCCCATCAGCCACAGGATGAACCTTCGCCTGAAGGTAGTTAGGAGCGTTGCGGGGCGCAGCGTCACTGTGGCACGCCCCACCCTTACGGAGATCACATGGAAAAGCAGAAACATATCTTTATTGCAACGCCCATGTATGGTGGGCAATGCACAGGTGTATTTGTTCAGTCGTTGATTAACTTGATTGGCGTGCTAGGTAGCAAAGGTTACAAAACTTCTTGTTCCTTCATGTTCAATGAAAGCCTGATTACCCGCGCACGTTGCAATATGGCGCACCAATTCCTGCAAGGTGATGCTGATTACCTACTTTGGATTGACGCTGACATCAAGTTTCGGGCAGAAGATGCAGTCAAAATGCTTGAAGCCGATGTTGATGTCATAGGTGGAATCTATCCAAAGAAGGAAATCAATTGGGATATGGTTAAACAAGCTGTGTTGGATGGCAAAGACAACTTGCACAACCACACAGGCAGCTTTGTAGTCAATCTTCTGGAAGGCGAATCTTCTATTACCGTGCCAGTAGATCAGCCGTGTGAGGTATCAGCCCTTGGCACAGGCTTCATGCTGGTCAAGCGTGATGTGTTTGAGCAATTGAAGCCTCACACAGACACTTACGTTAGCGACATGACACACTTGGCAGGGCAGGAAATCTACGCTTTCTTCCTTGATCCCATTGATCCAAAGAGCAAACGCTTGTTGTCAGAGGATTACTTCTTCTGTCACCAGTGGCGTAAGATTGGCGGCAAGATTTATGCAGCGCCTTGGTGCCAAATGGGTCACATGGGAACGTACCTGTTTGAAGGCGGCTTGATGGGTAGTGAGTGAAAAAACCCCCGCCAGAGGAAGGCGGGGGGAAAGCCTAGAAGGGAAGACTAGGCCAGCAGCGATTAGCGTTTCGTCTTGCGTGCAGTCTTGGCAGACTTACGGAATGCAGCATCGGTGGGCGCACCTTTACTTCCCGGCTTTCTCATGCGCTCACCACTTCCCGCCTTGATTCTTTCCTGTTTAGCATTGATATTGCTATAAAGTCCGGTCTTCATTTGATCCCCCAAAAGTAAAGGTCATGGCAATCTGAGTTAGTGCTGAACTCATACCGCTTGAACACGCTTAAATCTATTTCCTGCCGCACATCTTCTTCAGTCAGGTTGCGGTAGTAGTCACCGCAGAATGGCGCATCTTGTGGGCTAGTCCTGCGTGTACCGTGTTCTTTGCGTCCAGTGGTAGCACAGCTAAAGAATACCAAACCTGACGCCATCCTGATCATGTTTTTTAGCGTCGCCACCCACTCAGGGTTATGCTCAAAACATTCACAGCTTGCAACAACGTCAAAGCTATCATTTTGATAGGTGAGGTCTTCCCCTCTAGCCACCACATCAACGTCGGCTCCCTCGCCAAGATCAACCCCAACATAGGTACATTTCTCAAAGAGTGGTCTGATTGAACCGTTAATGTTTAGGCTACCTATTTCCAGCACATTCTTGCCAACGAAGTATTCTGGAAACTTAAACCGCAGATTTGCAACGAAGTCTATTTGCGCTGGATGACTCATCGGCAGTTCCACCTTCTTAGTGACGCCTTTGCCCGTGTAGCTGGCCCTTTAGCCTTACGCACTACACCAGCCATACGCGCACAGAAACTAGCCTTGCGGCCTGCATCCTTCTTAGTCCTTGGATTAGGCGCAGGAGGCTTTAGATTGCTGCCAGTCTCGCGGTTAAGTTTGGCTCTACCTTTTGCGGTCAAACCAGCACCCTTGCTGACAGGAAGCTTCTCGCCCCTGCCTATCGACAAACTAGGATTTTTTCGGGGCATACGGACGGGTTCCTTTTTTGTCTATGATCAGCGCCATCTTGCGCGGCTGCTTGCCTTCAGGGGCAATGCTAACGTGTGTCCAGCTATCAAATTCTCTGATCACTTGATCAAACGGCAACTTAGCCGCAATGATTGCCTGACAGATTTGATCAGGCGTCATGCCAGCAACCCGAATATCTGCTGCCTGTCCTTTGCAATGCTGGCTTGTCTTGCTGCCACCAACGCTTGCATTCACCTCTGGCGCACGATACGCCGAGTTAATGCGCACGCCCTTGCCAACCGCTGTTCTTACGTCTTCTAAAAATAAAGCCAACCGTTTTAGGTTGAACAAAGCATCATTATCTGGCGTGTTATCCAAGCCTTTCCGTGCTGCGGTTTCGCTTACCGTCAACTCTTCTAGCGTGAAATGCTCAGACAGTTTCATTTCGTCAACGCCTCTGTTTTATCTTTGGAGCCTTGCGACGATCCAAAGTAAAAGCTCAACACTTGACCAGCTACCGCAGTCACAAAGCCAAGTACGAAGATCACAATCCGTTCTTGCGAATCAGCAATGTTTACGAAGCAGAGAATGCCTACTAGAGTAAATGTTGCCACCACTGTAAACACGGCAAGGAATGGCATGACAGCCTTTTCCCACCACGGAATATCCTTGTTTGTCACGATTGCCAGTCGGTTTGCTCTTGCTGAATCTCTATCTTTTTGATCCAGTTCAGCCATAAATTCTTTGTGTTTCATGGCGGCAGCTTCTACTTCAGCAAGTTTGGCAGGATCAAGGACGCCATCAGCATTCGGCGTTAGCTTAATGCCTAGTTTGTCTTCCACGGCATCTAAACCCTTGTCCATCACGGCATCAGCTACCTTCTGCATACCAGCACCAGCAAGCTGAGAAAGAATCGGAGCAAGTAACGGCAACATTAGAAACTTCCTTTCTGTTGAAGCATCCACCACATTCCGTAGCCAAATGCAAAAATAATAATGCCTATAACAATTGCAGCAATGATTTGGTAAATCATATCAAGCTGTTGGCTTTTCTTGCGCTTTGCAGCCATTTGTATTGCTTTTTGTTGCAGTCGTTTTTCCGTTTCTTTAGCCCTACGATCAGACCGCAACTTCTCTAATCGACTCCAAAACTCTTCATACAATCCGGGTTCTTGGAATTGATAAACAAACATCTCTCGCAACTCAACATAGAACTGCTTTAGTTGTCTTTCTGCCACCATCATGTCAATCACAATCTCGTAATCACTGCGATTGTCTTGCGCCACATCTTCCGGTGGGTTTTCCTGCAACTCTTTGGCTTTGGCGATACCTTCTTCTGCTTTTCCTGCGGCAGAAAAAAAGCTGGTTAATGCGCCCAATGATTCATGGGCAGACTTACCAGCTTCAGCACACTCTCTTATCTCATCAAAAGCATCTTTTGCTACATCAAACGCAGCCTTTGCACCTTTTATCAGAGCAATGGCTGTTGATATTTCAACAATCATTTCATCCTCGCACAGCCCCTCTGGTTTATCTCACTTGTTGTGCAGTCATAATGATAGAAGGAACGCCGAGTTATTTGCTGCTGATTACAAACCCTCACCCGGCGTGACATATACAGTCGCCGTACCCGAAGCCACAATCGCAGAGACATAAAATACATAGCCGCCTTCAGGGGTTGGTGCGCGAGGCGATGTAAAAATTACAGTTGAATTGTTATGCAAAACCGTGCCGTAATTAGGCGTGCCAGCTACAGGAATAGCTGCATTGCTTGTTGCCGTTGTTCCGCAACGAATAAACACTTCTCCTGCTGTGCCATTATGAATACGAAGTTGGTTGCACGGAGAATCGGCTGTTATGGCTATTGTATTAGCGGTGGTGCCGACGTTGATCCGCACCGTTTTGCCCATCTCTTGAAAAGCAATATTGTTAGCCATTAGATGATCCTTTTACCACCAGCGTTGCCCGGCTTTGATGTTGGCGACTTCTTTTGATCAGCAGAACCAGAAAAGCACTGCATACTCATAAAGCCCATAGGATTGGTGCGAGTAGGTTTGCCACGACCATAAGTGTCAGCCACAGAAGCGCAACGGTAGGGTTCACCCGCGCTGCCCTTGTACTCACTATTGTCTGACATCATGACAGTCGTGCTAGTTTTGTTAATGTTAAGTTTCATGTTGATTTCCTTTCAACGATCATGCACGGCAAGTAAATAAAGACAGCAAAGAAAGCAGACATCGCCATCCTTTCCCATGTTGGCATCACCATTGTCCAGCAAGCCAACACAAAGCAAAACAGCAGAGCAACGAACGTCAACACCTTGTGTGACAAAACATCCATTGCAATGTTAATAATTCTCAACGCAGCCCCGTCTACCATTACTCATCTCCTTCATCGTCAGGATTAAAAAACCCTTTGCCCCATTCATCGTCACTGATTTTTTGCTTGATCTGCTCTAGCTTCAACACCCGGTCTAGTACCTTAGTTTTGTCTGTCAGTGATGCTATTGGATCATTCATTGTTTGTTTGAGTAGGTCATAGATAGCCTGCTCAAGTTCTGGATTCAGCCCCTTTTGTTTTTTCATCGTTTCGCTCGGCGGGTCTGTGCTGGTCTTTTTTCACGATATGCTCCCCGTTTCATTTCTGTTTTTTCATCTTCTTTTTCATCAGAGCGCATTCCAAGACCTTCTTTATAAGCACGCCCATAAGCTCTGGCAGCGTCTTTGATCTTTTCCACTATAGTCATATCTTCTGGCATAACCCACCTCACCTTTCCATTTTCCGATTGTCACGTTTCTGACGCAGCATGGTAGTCCGAACGCTAACCAGCATTGGGCCACCTCGTTTGTCTGCCATTTGCTTGGCAGATTCTTTCATCCGGCGTAACTCCTCCACGCCAGAGTTCATCTTGTCATTGCTACCACCATTGTCGTAATTCATCGCTTGCTCCCCCGCTTCATACGCGATTTGCCAGCTTTCGAGTAAGCAATCGCCGAAGCCTGTTTGACAGCTTTACGCACGCTTGCAGGCTTACTCGTACCAATCTTGCCGGATTCCTTGAAGCTACGAACCATCTCGCCAATGTTCTTGCTAATGGTTTTAGCACTTTTACCTTTCATTAGGGGCATTTTCAATCCTTTCTGGCGCTCTAGTGCCAACTTGCGTACCAATGGTTTGACGGATCAGTGTTGCAATAACACCCTGACGTTGCTCTTTGGGAGCCTTCATTACCTGCTTTAACTTGACCGGATCAGTCACAATGTCACTAACGGCTGCTCGAATGTTGGCAACATACTGGGTATAGCGATCATAGGCAAATTTACCGCCAGTAGCTACCGCAGCGCCACCTGCCGCTGCAACGCCCGGCGTGATCTCTGGGACAAACCGACTTCCTAATGCAGCTAAACCTGCTGCATACAATCCAGCCACAGCGCTACCCTTCCTGACCTGCGCCAACTCATTGTTGATCAGGCGAGTAAGCTCCTGCGCAGAAGATTCTGTACCCGGTACACGACCTATGTTTTGGGATGCCCGGCTAATAACATTTTGTATGCTTACCATGTCAGCAACAGCTTCATCTATAAACCGAAGCTCATCCGGCGTGTACAAGCCACTAGCCTGCATGGAAGGCTTGATGCGATCACGGTAACTTCTCTCAATTGCCCCCGGAGGCAAGGTGCCGATCAGGTCACGCACACCAGCCTTAAATGCTTCAGCACCTTCAGGTGTTCTACCCAAGACTTTGGCGGCAGAGGCAACGTCGCGCACGGTACTATTGCCCATAATCAAGTTTTTGAAACTCTCAGCTTGCTGTGTCTGAGTGCCACCCATCTCAAACATCTTGGCACGCTGCTCAGTTAGCTTGCCAGTCTTGGCTACAGTGCGCTCAGTCTGTGCTGCCTTGCGTGCGTAGTCAGCAAACTCTTTATTGAGATTGGGAAAGCGTGTTAGCCACTCACTGTTTTGGTTTAACCAAGAGCGAATTTGCGCAGGCGTCTTTTCTCTAAGCTCTGCGCTTACATAATTTCTAGCCAGATTCTCAACAGCAGTCCGATTACCACCAGTAAAGTTAATAAAGTCATCAACATTCTCCGGTGTGCTAAAGATTTTTGCAGGCAAAGTTGAGGCTTGGGTAGCCATTGCGCCACGAATTTGCTGACTTGGCGCAGTCAAAGCCTGACCAACCTCAGTTGCAAACTGGTTAATTGGCTGACTTAATTCCTCATAATCAGCACGGTACTTGTCAAACCTTTTGCCAGTAAACTCAGACATGATGCGTTCAACCAAACCTTTAAGGTCTTTGGCATCTTGCTGACCAATGGCATCAAAGCCAGTTTCGGGCAGACCAGAAGCACGATCACCCAACCGGCGACGCAATTGCTCAAGGCGCTCAAAACCAACCTTAGCCTTGCTTGTTTGACCCGTCAACGGATCGTAAGTAATACCAAGAGCTTCTCGGCGAACTTCATCAAACTGGCTTTTGGTTGCACCAGTAATACGTTCTCTTTTTGTTATCGGATCGCGTATAAACGCATCCAATGCAACTTCCATGTTTTTGAAAGCCCTAGTGCCTTCCACCCCCTGCCCTTGCAATTCCTTATTACGGGCTTCGGTAAGCATGGCTTGTTTGTTAGTGTTGGTTGCAGCTTCTCTAGCATCACGCAAGGCTTTTAATCTATCAGCAGCCAATTGACGAGCATCAGCACCGATAGCTTCCATCGTGCGAGGCTGACTAATCTGCGCAAGACGCGCTTCAGTGCCAGAAACTAAGCTACCTGCCAATTGCTCACCACGACGCCGACCCTCAACCGACTCAATGTTTAGCAGCCTTGCAACTTCTGCCGCATCAATTGGCTCATTCATTGGCTTGCCACGCAACTTCTCTTGCGCAGCACGCACCATTGCAATCTTAGATTCCACAGTTTGAGGTAGTGCAGCCACTTGCTGTGGTGTCATTGCTCTGACTACACGCTTTGCGGCACTCTCAACGCCACCGGGGAGCATTGGGCGCAAGCCACGACCAGCAACACCCAGTGAACGTGCCAGACCTTCGGTGCCTCCACCAACCACAGTCTCAACGCCAAAACGTGCCAACGGGTTAGTTTCTGGCGGTAGCAGGTTACTTGCTGTTTGTGCAGCGGCACCACCCAAGCCAGTCAAAGCACCTGTCTTGAGCAACTCTCTGCCAGTTTTGGGAATGAATACATCAGCGGCACGCGCTCCATACGGTGCAAGTCGTGTACCTCTTGCGCCAAGCTCAAACAGTTTTGAAACACCACCTAAGACTGGCACAGCACCTATTGCTTCCAAGCCAGTCTCAAAGGGTGACTTAGTGACAATACGGCTTTCAGGCGGCAAGTTTGCAGCAGCGCGTAGCGTTTCCTCGCTTTGACCGGGAATCTGATCTACCAGACTACCGCCAAAACGATCTGTCTTAGGCTGTTCAGCAACCACCTCGCCACCAAAACGATCTCTTGCCATGATTACCTCATTGGTTTTTTAGCACGCTTGCCTGTTTGCGCATCAATGTACTCACCACCCGGAGGCACGGCATCAAACTCTGCTTGCGTGTTTACCGTTGGGATACGGGAGCCACCAGCACCGCTTAAAGAGCCTACAAGTTCTTCAGGCGTTTGTGCTTTCAATGCGCCTAGAGCCTCACCTTGCTTTCTTTTTATTGCATCATCTAAAACTTTACGCTGACGGGTAAAGTATAGTTTTGCAATTTCTGGCGTTGTAGCTGGCGTAATCGTAAAGCGCTCAAAGTCTGCCTGTTCGTTTGAAGTTAATGTAGCGCCGTACAATTGGTTTCTAACTTTAGAAATGTATTCCCAATAAGATTTCCACCAGTTCACTGTTTGAGCATCTATTGGTTTACTGGCAACTCTGTTTGCAACATCCGCAAAATTGCCACCACGTTCAACGGCTTGAAGCATCAATGAACCAGCAGTTGCCGATGAGGTAATACCAAAGTATTTATCATTTTTTGTTGAATCAACATTGCTAAGGTTGGTAACAGCATCGCCAGCCTCTTTCAGTTGCTTACGCAAATCCGATGGCAAATCACTAATCTTGACCTTTTTCTCGCCACCACCGCCACCCATAGCCTTGAGTTCTTTTTTACCAGCCAAAATAGCCTGCTGCTTTGCTAGTTCAGCATCAGCCTGATCAGAAGCAGCAATAGCTTTTGTGAATAGCTCATAGGCTTTCTGATAGTTTCCTTTGCGTAGCTGTGCAGCAATCAAGCCATTACCAGCCTGACTTTCAATTAGCTTGGCCTCTACCATTGCTGCATTACGATCTTTAGAAAGCAGATTCAGCATACGGTCAAAGCGATCTTTAAGCATATTGTTATGCTCTTTACGCGCCCTATCTGCCTCATCAAACTTTAGCTTGGCAGCACTAAATCTTTCGCCTTGCACACGGTCTTCAGCATCCTGCATTTCACGAATGGCAACTAACTGGGCGCGGGCTGAAGCGCCACCAATGCCACCAACAATTAGCGAAGACAACAAACGCATACCAGCATTCTTGGCGTAGTCCGAGGCTTTAATCTGCGGCGCTTCAAACTGCTGATAAGGTTGGTTTTCCAGTTCTAAGCGTGATGCTTCAATTCTGGACTTGTTTGCCAAGTCACGCTCTGCTGTAGCTTCTCGCTGTCGCTGACCTTGCTCGATGCCAAACTGTGTTTTAGCTGCTTCTTCTTCAGCCCTAGCACCAGATTCAAAGGTTTCGGCTATCTTGCTACGCGCAAAATCTGCACGCCCTTTCATGCCTGTCTGCGCACCCAAACCCCTAACTAAGGACGGTGCTGTACCTAGTGCGTCACTCAATGTATCAACTGCCATGATTACCTCCCGGTAGCGGCTGGCGCAGGCGCTTGAGTACGCTGTGCCTGCTGTACTTCACGGCCTAGAATGCCAGCAAACAACTGTGCCAACTGCTGATCACGCTGCAATTCCATCTCTAGTGCGCGACGGTCATACTGATCTGCAATGTTAGCAAGGCGCAAGGCTTCACCAAAACTCTCTTGACGGGCTAGGCTACGCGCACGACGCTGCTGTGCTGCCAGAATACCTGCGGCTGCACTGCCTGTTGGCGTACCACGCTGACCTAATTGCTCACGCGCACGGGCCTGTTGAATCTCTAACTCTTGCTGTTGCTCTGCTGTTAAACCTTCGCCAGTAGCGCGACCCATTGCTTCAGATTGCGCTTGACGGAAAGGTTGAGCAGCAGCGCGAGTAGCTTCAATGTCACGACGCATAGCCTGATTAGCCTGATTGAACATCAAGGCTTGCGCTAAAACGCTAGCACCCGCAGTACCAGCGCGTGTCAGATTTGGGTAACGATCTAGTATGTCTTGCAGTTCTTGCAATCCTTTTTCAGCGCGTTCTGCAAACCCCGGCTGTCTAGTTGGTGCCTCAATGTCTTCCAAAGGTCTGAATTCAGGAACATTGCCTCGGTTCATTACATCAATGTTTGCCAGTTGTGGCAAACGCTGTGTTTGAAAATCTGTTGGAAAGGTTTGACGCTCTGGCATACGAGCAAAGTCAACGCTTTCATAATCAGGCAAACGAGGCTCTTGTTGATACCTTCTTGTTAAGCCAGCAGTAAAGTCCACCTCTGGATTGAGGCGTTCTTGTCTAATGTCACTGCTAACAGTTCGTTCTGGCGCAGGCTGGAAACGCTCAATCTCTGGCTCTGGAACACGAGTGGTTTGTGCGTCCGGCTCAAAGCCATAGTAGGTATCTAAACGGCGAGGAGCAAACTCAGGCAAGCCAGTAACCGGGTTAATGGTGCCGCTACCACCAGCCTCCATCAGCATCTCAGCTTCTTCTGGCGTAATGTGAGCAAGCATGGTGTCACCACGACGCCCCATGCGACGTAGCATCTCAGCCATCGCTTTAGCGTCACCCATGCCACGACTACCAACCATCATCTCAAGTATTTTCATATTAGCCACCCAATGCCTTTCTTAAACGCAAGGAACGGGTGTTCCATACGCTTTGCTGTGCATCTTCCTCACCACCAAAAATAGGTTCTTTTTCACCCACGATTGCTGCTGTTGGGCTAGTGCCTACGACGCGAGGACTGATTGAACTTGGTGCTGCTCTTCGAGTGCTTCCTCTAGCTGGTCTAACATCTAATGGCTGAAAATCAGGTTCAACGGGTTCAGGCTCAGTCAATGGAAACTCTTGATTCAGATACTCAATCAACTCTTCGTCAGTAAACTTAGTAAAGTCGATTGGCTCAACAATAAGTTCATCTTCACCTTCAACCACGACCTCTGGCAACTCTCTTGTTTCTTCGCCTTCCGCTGCACTTTCGAGCAACTCAGCGCCCGTCATTTCTTCTGGCGCTCTGCCACCAGCGCCTTCACCAGCACCCATGCCACCAGTTGCAGTGGTTGTAACACCACCTGCTGTGCCAGCAGCTTTAGCTCTACCGGATGGCAACGAACTCGGAATGGTTCGACCAGTGCGAACATCACCACCAAATCCTTCACCGTCTCCGGGTTTGTTTGGAGTAACAATAACTGTCGGCAATACACCGTCTTTGGCATATTGACCAGTTTTTGTTATGGTTAAATCACCAATTTGCTCTGGTTCAGTTGAAGCAAACCCTGCCTCTCTATTTTGCGCTAGTGCCTCACCAAGTTGTGTACCAACACCGGGGCTGCGAGGCTGAGAGAATGCAGCAATCGCTTGTTTCGTTGCAGCGGTTTCTGGTCTGCTTCTTAATTCATCTAGTGCTATTTGGCCTTCTCTGCTTAAAGAACTTAGTGCAGCACCAGCTAATTCTTGTCTTATGTCTCCACCGGCAGCGGTACGACCTACAGCCTCACCAATGTCAGCGGCAACGTCGCCAGCTAAACTTTGTGGTTGTTGCCCCAATGAAACCGCACCTGAACGCGCCAAAGACGCGCCAGCAGAACCTAATCCGCTAATAACAGCGGCTTCGCCAACATCTTGACCTGTTACCACAGCGCCAGCAGCACCACCAGCAGCACCACCAGCAAAATTAGCTAAAGCAACTTGGGCTGCATTTCCAGTGCCAACAACATTGCCAACACCTTTTGCCACAGGAATGCCAACGCCTTGACCGACAAAGCTACCAAGCGCGGCTTTACCAATGTCTTCTAAGTCACCGCCTTGCGACGCTGAAATCAAACCAGCAGTTACAGGTTGAACCGCAATGCCCGTTATGCCAATTTTAGGTAAAAGCTGTGGCGCAACAACGGCAATAATTAAAACTTCAGGGTTTTCAACAACGTATTCAATAACGTCACCGACTACTTCAACAACGTCTTCCACAAAATCGCCAACAGCTTCGACAATATCGCCCGCAAAGTCAATAACATCACCAACAATAGGAATGCCACTCATTGCACACCTCCTCTTGCTGGCCCAGTTTTAATACTTCCCATAAACTGACCGTCAGACGTTTGGCGCAAGTTGTAACCCATCTCAGGATTGGGTGGGTTCTTTGAGATATAACGGAAGATTTGCAGAATGGCAGGATCACGGAAAGTGGATGCCATTGTGTCGAAACCCATCTTGTAACAAGCGCGGATAAACTCTACGCTGTTCTCAAGATAGTTGGCAGCAACGTCAGCATTCAATGCGCGAAACCAACCGACGCCCGGTTTTGCCTTATGAATGATAAAAAGAGTATTGCCTTGACGGATAAACAAGGTGTCATCCATCTTTAGTTCTTCGTTAATCATAGCGATTGCTTTTGAGCGATCAACGCCTGCATCAGTATTCATTGCAGCAATGGCTACAATATCTTCTGGACTGAGTTCTTGTTCTCGACTGTCCACCATCTGAACCATAATCACCTCACTGGGTCAAAGATTGCTGCGGAATACACATTACCCATTCCAGCGGCAAGACTAAGGATCAGCCCATCAGGAGTCTCGCAGTCTTCAGACAGGAAAATATCGTCTTTTTCTGTCCGGTTAGGAATAGCAGGTACAACACCATAAACCAGATTGTCAAGCAAAAGTAGCGTTTCTAGCAAGCCCGAAGCGCCCATTGTGTGACCTATTTTTGGTTTAAATGACGTTGCTACAAAGCTATCCAAAGTGTTCATCAATGCTAACTTTTCAGACACGTTGTTAGACTCTGTGCCAGTGCCGTGTGTCTTCACAATTTTGATGTCAATTGGGAACACTTCTCCATACCGCATGGCACCTTCAATAGCATCTACATAGCCCGTGCCATCAGGTGCTTGACCTATGGCATTGTTCCACTTTTCTGCCGCATGGTAGGCACCGACAAGCCTAGCTTTTGGGGTCAGACCATAGTGGTTGACCTCACCTTCTGTTTGCAAAACAGCAAAGGCAGCGCCTTGACCAACGTAAAAGCCGCCATTTGTACTGTCAAAGGCGCTAGGCTTAATGTCTTTCTTAGTTTCTTCAGCCAAGGTTAGGCAGGCACCTGAATCACCAAAGAATTGCAAAACGGAATTAGATACGGCATCTTCCACAGACAGGATGATGAAACGGGTAAAGCCAAAGGCTTCCAGCATCAAGCAGTCCATCATGACTTTGAGGCTGGATGCGCAGGCGGTGGAGTCAGTAGCAATGTAATCGGGTTGGCAGATCATATTTGCCAGCCTGCCAGCCATGACTTGCGTAAGCGTGAAGGGCAAAAACTTGTACTCATAATGCAACTGCGTGTTCGTTTGGTTTTTGCGCGGGTTGATGCCAGCAAAGTGGGCATTGCCTGCTGCTAGAATAAAAGCAGTCTTGCCTAGTGCCGGGTTTTCCCGCAGCCATTCCAGCGTTGCTGGTGCCATCACCATGTTGGCAAGATTATGCGGAGCATACTTAAAGCCTTGTTTAGTGCCTTGGTAGCTTTCCGGTATGAAATGCACACGCTGTGGGTGCAAAATGTCTTCCATCAGCGTGGTTTGCGGGTTGGATACGGTATGCCCGTAGGTTAGAAATAGGCTCATTGCATCACCGCTATGGCTGAATTGACATCAAAACCTTCTACAGTCGCATTAGCCACCAGAAAGTCTTTCATTTCCCGCAAGTTTGCTGGCCTCATTTCCTTGCCAATCTCTTCTGGAACGGCAAAGGCATCACACAAGTACATGGCAATTATCAATAAATCTAGGCTATCAACGTCAATGGTTTCAAAGCCAGAATCTATCTGTTCGGCGTTTACGGTTGGCTTTCCCATTGGTTTAGCCAGTGCCATTGCGGTATTAAACAGCCGCAAGAAGTCTTCATCGGAAATCATGTCACCCCCAGTGTTCGTGCTATTTGCTCATGGATCAACAAGTGACTATTTACCCAATCGTAAAAGTCATCCTCTTGGTTGAAATCCAAGTCTAGCAGATTAAAGGGGTCATTCAGGTTAAGAATAGTGGAGTACGCTTGGTGTTCTTGTTGATGTATTAACAGCCAATCGTCAAGGTCTTGCGGGTCAGCATCAATGATGGGGTAGCGTGGCACATAGAAGCCAGCGTCAGTCAGTCTTTCCCAAAAGACTTGGTGTTGAATGCCGTTTTCAAACAGGAAGTCGCGGAGGCTGTCCGGCTCTCCGAAGATCGGAGTCGCCAGCGCATCCATGTTCAGGCTCATCTATCGGCCTTTTGATCCAAACGGTCAAAGATTTTGCCAAGCATTCCCTTTATCTCTTGAATGTCTGCTCGGTAATCATCCCGATTGACATACATCATTGGCATTTCTGCCATTCTGTCCTCGATCCTGATGATTGAGCGCGAGATACTGTTCAGTATCCACCCAAAAGCGGCTCCTGCGGCTGCAAAAAGAATGTTGATAAGGAACTGAGGTTCCACTGTCAGACTCCGTAATAAGGGATTTTCTTGGCGCTTCCGTTGACATAGACCGTTATGTAACCTTCTGGTGCTAGCGGCAAACTAGGATCAGGCATAGCCGCTGTACTGGTAGTTGTTAGGTTAGCAAACAAGTTGGCAGTAACGGTTACATTAGCCGCAGTAATGTTTGTCAGGTTGGCAGATCCACCACCAGCAGGATTGATTGATACCGTACCTGAACCTGTCGGGCTGATACTTACCGCAGCGTTAGCAGGATTGATATTTGTAGCAACTTCAAGCGATAGGTTGTTACCACCGCCTGATCCCCACTGCATTTGGGCTGCACCGCTTGAACTTTTTAGTGTACCGCCTGCGCTACCTGAAGCCTGAAATGCCGAGCCGATAAAGGAATTCGTTGTAGTGACATTGGTAGCGGTAACATTGCCACCTGTAATTGCCACATTGTTGGCATTCTGAGTTGCCATTGTGCCAAGGCCAGACACCGCAGAGTTCGCAATAGCAATGGCTACATTGGCTGCGCTGGTAATCCTACCTTGAGCGTCAACCGTAACTTGAGATACTTGGCTGGCAGTGCCGTAAGTACCGGCTGTCACCGCCGTGTTAGCCAAGTTAATGGTGACATTGCCGGTCAACTGCCCACCACCGGAAATACCCGTGCCTGCTAAAACAAACGTGGTGTTAGGTGTAGCCCCAACATTGGCAGCGGTAAGCACAACCGCACCTGTCTGACCGTTTACTGATTGAACGGCATCCGTGTTATCAACTTTTTGCCAAACAGCGCCATTAAAAATAGCAAGATCACCAATTTGCCAATCAGTAATTCCATTCAGATTAGTAGAACCAGCAACATTTACATAATAGTAATCACCTTTATTTCCAACGCTAGAAGTAAGGGTTGGATTATTTGTCGCAGCATCCCACGTTCCCCTGTAAACAAGAGCGCCGATAACATTAACGTAAGTGCTGACCGTCTTTAACATTTGTTAACTCCCGTCACCTGGGGTTATGTAGATTGCTGCATTGCTGCTGCTAGTAATTGCTGTGAAATAAGCGTTTGGGGTAAAAGTAATAATTTCATCCGTTCCAGCCAACAATGGCAACGCTTGACCGGAAGAAGTCACAATCGCTGCTGCTGCATTTGCTGCCGCTGCGCTTGCACCAAAGCCTAAAAACGCTGTCACAGAACCAGCGTTAATAACTCTGTATTGATTTCCACCCAAAGTTGAAGACACGGCTTGAACCGCTGTTGGTGCTGTTGTAGCAGCAACAAACGCTACCGTGTTACCGGACGGAGTAAAAGGTGAATTAACAGCCATCATGTTCCTCCATCGGTTTGTTCTCCTTCATCTGCTGGCAATGGTTCGTTGCCCTCGGCGCACCAAGTTAAAAAGGCTTGATAGTCTGTGTTGGCTGGGTCGAAGGGGATGCTGATCAACTTCCCGACAATAGCCACCGAGCAGGGCGTACCATCAAGGCCGTTTTGAATCTTGTATTGCATGATTACAACTCCGCAGAAAAATCAAGAAATTTTGTTGCACCACTTGCCACGCGATAGTAAGCACCTTGTCCTGTGGTCAGTCCAGACGTAGTAATTCTCAAAAGAGCGTTGTTTGGGGACACCAAATCTAAAGTCAACGCAGATGTGGCAGATGTTCCCGCTGACCAAGTTACCTCAACATCAGCAGCAGCAGACCCCGATTGAGTGGGATTGGCTCTCATTGTTACTGGAAAAGAAATAGAACCCTGCGCGGAAGTCGTTGAAGCCAAAAACGCTGCACAAATTGGGGTTGGCGCTCCTGCTTGTCCTTGAAATCTACAGTAATAACGCTGGCACATCGCCAACTCACGCCCATAATCTCTGCGCTCGAACGGTGTTGCTACTGAGCCAGCTTCTAGTTGTACGCCGGTGATGTAGAAGGTGGCTCCGTTTGTGCCGACTACAGAGGTTGCGCCTGTAGCTGATAGGAAATTACTGCCAGCCCATGCTCCCGCTGTTCCGCTAAATGTTGACCCAACACCAAGACCAAAATAAATAAAAATCCCTGTTAAATTCCCTGTTTGCCATGTTCCGCTAGTATCACCAGCAATAGTTACTGATTTTTGCTCCCAAGTGTTTGCTGTAGAAATTGTGTAAGTATATGGATAACTGCGGGCTGAAGTGTTATTTTGAAAAGACCCCCCAAAAGTACCTGTTAATGAACTACGCACCCAAAATGACAAAGTAACTGTCTTAGCATTTGCTGTTCCCCAGCCTAAATCTGCGATGTTAAAACCTTCAATAGCCTGCCGCACAGTAAAATAATCAGCAGTTAAAACTGAATATGCTGATAAAGAAGTGCATCCAAGATAATCGGTAAACCCAACAGGAGCTACTACTCCTGAAATTGTTTGTTCTACACTAAATTTAGAAGCTTGTGAAATAAGAACACTCCATCTATCAAGTGTATAACCATCTACGGCAGGAGTAACACTCGCCCCGTTATTCCTCTGGTCGATCCGCATATCACCGTTAATGATGCGGTTACGGAAACCCAAGCTATTGACCGCTGAGATGTTGTTGCTGTTGACCGTAAGCTGCGCCGCGCCAAGCGTTGTGCCATCGAAGGTCAAGTTGGCAGAGCCGCTCATGACTTTGCTAGAGTCCAAATACTGAACCGTATTTGCAGTGCCGCCATTGACTGTGACAGTTGAACTTGTAGTCAAAGTAGTCACGTTGGCAGAGGCAGCATTAGAAGCACCTAACGTCGTGCCGTTAACACTGCCACCTGTTATGGCAACATTACCACTTATTAAATTAGTTATATTGCCTGTCGTGACATTAGCAGTCGTAACCGTCACGTTAGTTAGCGTCACATTGCCACTGGTGACAGTGACATTCGCCAACGTCATGTTGTTTAATGTGCTAACCGTGTTGCCTAGCTGTATTGCCGTATTGCCAAGCGTAATCGTGGTTGCAAAGTTAGCATCCAGTTGCGATAACGGTATCGTTGCCGTTGCATTTGCAAATGTATTAGGTACTGGCATTTAGAACCTCGCTCTCAATTCATGCTCAAACTCAAAACCGTTAATCGTGAATGGAGTAACGCTACCCTCCAGCGTAATCCCCAAATACTTGCCAAACATTTTGGCATCTTTCTTGTACAAATAGTAGCCACTGCCAGCACTGTTTGCCGCAGCCCATCCGATCAACAAGGATGCGTTGTTGCTCCAAGAGATAGGATTGCCAACATTATTCACCCAAATGATCGCATTGGAGAACTCAATGGCTGGCGATTGCTGATTTTCTGAATCCACATAAGCATCAAAGACAATTGGCTCACCACCAAGGGTTGCTTCAATGCCAATCTTTAATGCCTGCTTGTCACGAATAGGATCACCCATCGGCAACAAAGCAGTTTCCAAAATCATATCTACCGGATTCAAGACATCTTCGTAAAACTGATGCAAGTCTTTTCCGCTAGTGCCATACAGGTTTAAGAATCCATCCTTAAATGCTGGCACGACAAAGTAGCAATCCGTTAATTGATTGGTAAAGAACCACTTGCGCTCAAAGAATGCTGCCTGTATCCAACGCTCTGTGCCATCGTCATTGAACTTAAAGTTAAATACGGCACATAAAATGTTATTGATTAAGCACTGACCACCGCTAATAAACTCATCAAAGTTAATTAGTGGGAACACGCCATCCAACGGATCACTGATCTTGGTCGTGGTTGCACCCACCAACGCATAGACCCCGTACTCGTTCATAAACAGCACAGAACGGAAGTAAGGGAAAATAGCGTGTTTTAGCTTGGAGCCGACTGAGGCAGATACGTTGGTATTCGTAAACAACGTAGTGCCAAGCGTAGAATCTACCCGCACATCCGAAAAGACGTTGATACTGTCTTCGCCAAATACATACAAAAAGTTGTTGGCAGAAAGAATGCGGGTAATTTCGGTACGCAACGTCGAATCACTTAACGTAATAAAGCCAGCCGTTAAGTTGATAAAATCAT